TCATGGCGCAGTCTCCTTCCTGTCTCGGGCTTCGGCGGCGCGGCGCCCCTCGCTTAGTGCGCGCGTGAGCGCGTCGATCGCCTCCATCGCGCGCAGGATCTCGCCGGTGTCGGGCGTGGTGCCGTCGAGCACGGGCGCGGCGGCGAGTATTGCTTCCGTGGCGAGGCGCTCGGCCTGCCTGATTGCAATCCAGTGACGGGGTTGGCGGCAGACATGGGCGAGCGGCGGCGCGGTACAAGGCGGCAGGTGTCCGTAGATGAGCACCGCCTGCTGCAGGACGGCGTGGGTCTCGAGCATAACGGCTGCAGCGCTGCGGGCCTTGCCGTCGAGCCCGACGGGTGCAAGCAGCGCGCAGGCGGTCGCCAGGACCAGCGTGGTGGCGCAAACGAGGATATTGACGATGGTCTTCATGCGCGCCTCCAGCCGATGCGTGCGTCGGCCTTGAGGCGACCGATGAAGGCAGTGATGCCGGCCGCGATCTCGGCGCAGGCTGTCACAAGGGTGACAAGCTCGTCCTGCAGGGTCGCTGAAAGCTCGATGCCGGCGAGGTGGAACAGGCCCGCGAGCATGGTCACGGCGGCGGCCCAGACAGTTTTCGACTGCCACCAGGGCTTGGTGTTGGTCATTATCGGTTTTCCTTTGGTTTTGGTTGCTGGCTAGCGCGCGCGGATGGCGCGGGAGAGATCGTTGAGGCTCTCCTTCATGTCGTGCGTGGCCTGCCCGAGGGCGTGGACTTCGGCCTCGAGCCGCGCGAGGCGTTCGGCGGTCACGGTCGAGTGCTCGATGGTGACGACACGACGCGACAGGTCGGCTGCCCACCAGAGGCAGGCGACCGATGCACTGAGGACATAGACGATGGTTGCCGGGCCGATGAAGCGCTCGATCATGGGCGATAGACCCTGCGGTCGAGCTCGATATGGGGACCATCCTTGAAGTCGCGCCAGTCGCCTCCCCAGGCGATGGGGATGCCCAGCTCGCGGCTGGCCTGCTTGAAGGCTGCGGCGACGATGGGGAATGGCGGCCATTTCCATGTCAGGCTGCCGCCCACGACGGGGGCAAAGTCGATGGCCATGCCGCTCAGGTGGCGCGAATTGAAGGTGCGCGAGGCGCCGGCCTCGACAAGCTCGCGCTGGCGCTTGAGCGTGCGCAGGCCCTCGGTGATGACGAATTCGATGGGCGAGATCTCGGCGGCGCGCATCACGACGCGGCGCAGGTCGGGGTGAACCCCGTCGAGCCTGTGCAGGGATTGTTTGTTCAGCATGTGTGTCCTTGTTTGATCCGTGGGGGTGAAGGTCATGGTTGCGTGCCGCCGCCCTCGCCTCCTCCGCCTCCGCCGCCGCCCCCTCCGCCGCCACTGCCGGTGTCGAGCAGGCTGAAGCCGCAGGTGGCCAGAATGGCACCTGCATCCGAGAGGTTTGCGAGCGTGAGGGTTCCGGCCCAGAGCGTGAGGTCGATGGCGTTTGCCAGTTCGATCTGCAGGGACTGGCCACTGGAGAAGATGGCGTCGGCAGAGGTGCCCGCCGTCGCGGTGACAACGGGCACGCCATCGCGCAGCACGGTCAGGGTGCGCGATGGCGAAAGGGGCGTGTTGACGCTTGCGCGCAAGGTCACGGGGATCGAAACCCCCGAGATCGTGACGGAAGGCGTCATGGCGGTGGCGACAAGGCCCGCACTGTTCATGTCGGGCCAGGTGAAGGCATCAGGCGTGACGTCGGGCCCGTCGGCGATGGCGCCGAAGCCTGAAAGCGCGTTGATCCGCAGCATGGGTCAGGCGTCCGTGTTCGCGGCGGTGACATAGTGGAGCGCGATGCCGACAAGGCGCGCGTCGACCGATAGCGTGTCGGCCGGGTCGCTGGCCGCGCGGAAGATCTCGAGTGCCAGGAGGCTGGCTTCGGCGGGCGCCAATGCCGGGCTGAAGCCTGGCGGCTCGGCGCTGCGATAGAGGGCCCCGGGCGTGCCGCCGGTGTCAGTGACAAGCGCGGGTGTGCCGAAGGCCGTGTCGAGCGCGCTTGTGTCTGACGCCGCGAGCGCGCGCATGCCCCAGACCACGTTGAACGGCGCGCCCGTGGGCCCGTGGGTCCAGAGGATCGCGGCCGTAAGCGGGCCGCGGTTCCAGCCCTTGGGCATCTGGACCAGAGCCTGCGCGTGTTCCTGCACGAGCGGGTCGAAATCGAGCGTGCGCAGGACGAGACGGTTGCCCGGGAGCTCGGTTGTCGACGCGGCTGCGCCGGCGTTGAGGCGCGGCAGGAGTGCAGCGGCAGGGATCCAGACCGTCTGCCGGCCTGCCCCGACCAGGCTGGCGGCGAGGCGCGTGGCCGTGCCTGCGCCCGTGCTGCGGGCCAGAAGCTCGTGGTCCTGCATCGCGGCCGCGTTGCCGAGGGCTGCGATCGCGTTTGCGATGAAGGCGGGTACGGGCACCTTGTTGGCGGCACCGGCCTCGGAGGCATCGACGAAGGGGACGTGATCGGCCGCAGCGCCGCCGGTCGGGTCGGTGGGCAGGAGGTTGAGGTCGATCCCGGTTGAGATGCCGAGCGTCGCGCGCGCGGTGGCGGCGTCCGGGTCGTCGAGCAGGCCTGCCGCAAAGGCCGAGACGGGCTGGAGGCCGAGCGCGGCCGGCACCTTGCATTCATAGCCGCGCCCATCGGCCGAGACGGCGATGAGCTGGCCTGCCCTGGCGGGCGCGGGCTCTGGCATGGCGGGGTTCTCGACCTGCGTGCCCGCCGGAAGCTGCGGCGTCCGATCGATCCGGTGCGCCAGCGATTGCATCTGCGCGGTGATCCGGTCGAACTGGCCTTCGATTGTCTCTGCCGCAAAGGCGCCCGAAGCCATGAGATCGAGCTCCTGAACCAGCTCGACCCTGCGCTCGATCACGATGCGTGCGCCGGCTTGCGGCGGTAACGTAAATACGATTCCCCCGGGTCCGGGCAGCGGGCTGCCATCCCACGCAAAGTCGGCACCTGCGGCCTGGGGCTGGTCCTGCAGGCTGCCCGGAAAACGCAGGAGAACCGCGATTTCCGTCGTTGACCAGATATGAAACGGGACAGGAAAATTCCTGCTCGCACCGTCCGCCAAAAAGGCCACGCGTGCTGTCGCAGACAGGATCGTCATTAATTACTCCTTAGATTTTTCATCGTTTTCTACTCATCCGTAAAATTGTCGGTCGGATGCATGGAAATCGCCTGGTATGTGAGCGCGCAGAACCAGACGTTCGGGCCCTATAGCCACGAGCAGATGAAGGCGTTCGCGCATGATCGGCGCCTTGCGCCCCAGTCTCTGGTGCGCATGGGCGAGGATGGTGCGTTCGTCACTGCCTCGAGCCACGCCGCGCTTGCGCGGTGCTTCGATGCCAACGGCCTTCAAAGCGGAGACACTGGAAGCGCCCGCAAGGCGTCTGCAGCCCCTGCCGTTGCTGCGGCGGTTGCGACGGCGCCAATGGCTACGGTGCCTGCCGAAGGCCAGGTTTCGAATTTCCTGGTCCTGGTTCAGGTGCGGGCTGGCTCGCAGCGCGACTTCGAGGCGACCATGAAGCAGATGGGCGCATTCTTCCGCCTGAACGCGCAGGTCTGGATGCTGCAGAGCGAGCGCAATGCGAACACCATCAAGATGTCACTGTCCCCGCATGTCGGGTCGCAGGACCAGTTGCTGGTCGTCGACGCCGGGCGCAACCGCCTTGCGTGGCACAACATCAGCGTCCATGACGCCTCGCGCATGCGAGAAATCTGGAAGATGCCGCACGAGCGCTGAACGCTCAGGCCGCGGCCTCACCCATTGAAACCATCGCCGTCAACGACAGGACATCGAGGGGAAGCGCCTCGGCCTGCGCTAGCGTGATGCGTGCGTCCGGATCGAAACCGGAGGCTGGAAGGATCTCGATGTCGCCTGAACGCAAGGGCGGTGCGGCATCCATGCGGTCTGTCGCATCGCGGCGGACAAGCGGTTCGGCGTGACTTGTCCCGGTCACCGAGGCTGTGCCACCGATCGTGTTGTGCACGCGCACCCCGACATGGGTTATCCGGCGCGAGCGGCCGGGCCAGACGTTTCCTCCCAGCACATCGAGCCTGAGCGTGCGCAGCCGGCTTTCGTAAGGCAGCCCCACCCATGCGTTCATGGCCGGCCGCTCGAGCAGGACGGCTCCACCCGACACGATGCGATCGGGATGCAGGCTTCCGTCGGCGACGATCGCCACCGTTGCGCCCTCGAGGTGATGCAGGCCCGAGAGCGCCGAGACCGGTGCCCCGCGATAGCGCAGGGCGCTGTCGAGATAGCCCATCATGTCCTTGTCGTCCGGATCGTTCGGCTCGAAGGGTGGCGCGAGGATCTCGACGCAGCGGCGCTCTTCGTCGCCGACCATGCGACAGACGACCATCCAAAGATCGTCTGTTGCGCCTGCAGTACCCGGGATGACAGCAAGGCTCTCCACCCTGCCCCCGAAATCGTGCCGGGCCCAGGCATAGAGCTGCTGCTCGGGCCGATAGGTCAGCGAGAGCACCTGTCCGTCGGCTCGCAGCGCCCAGAGAACCGAAAGCGGGTTCTTGGCCCAGGCCAGCCTCGTGACCGGGCTTGGGCGCGTGAGATGCTCGGCCAGCTCAGTCAGGTCGGTCGCCACATAGCCGCCTGCGTCGGGCCGGCTTGCCAGCGAGAAGATCTTGCGGCCAGCGCGGTTGACGAAGAGCGTCTCGAGCCCGACCTTCACGGGCTGCACGTCGCTGGCGCCCTCGCCTGACTGGGGCACGATGCGGGTGTTGGAGGGCGTCATCGGATCGCCGAGGCCGCCGCCGAAGGCTGCGAACTCCTGGGCGAGCGTGCCGATGAGCAGGTCGGACGCCGAGGTCAGCCAGCGCACGGGGTCGGCCTGGTTTGCAGCGATGTTGTAGGCGATCGTCTCGTCGTCGCGCGTGCCCGGCAGGAAGTTCGCGAAATCAGCGGCGGCTGATGCCCACAGGCCAAAGGGTTGCGCGCGCGTGTTGGCGAAGACGAGGCGCTGCTCGTGCAGTGCCACGCAGGCTGGATAACCACGGGCGGCAGAGAAGGCACCCTCGGCCCAGACCCATGTGGCAAAGCGACGGACGGTGCCGCCGCTTGCCGGCGCTGCGGGGGGTGGCGCATTGGCAAGATCGAACGATGTGGGCGTGACGTCGACGATCTTCCAGTCGCCGTTCACCCCTGCCGGTGCGGGGAGGCCTTCGATCGCGACGATGTCGCCCTCGTCGAAGCCGTGGCCGGGCGCGGTCACGCGGCAGCGTCCACCCGCATTGGCGAGCGACGCGACGGCGCGCGCCACCGGCACAAGGCCCGCCGGCAGGTGCGTGAGGGCCGTCGCCTGCATCGTCTTGCTGTCGAGCCATGTGTCGAGCCGCAGGATCGCCCAGCGCGAGTGGAGGTAGCGCCACTTTTTACGGTTGGCGGACCCTGCGGGATTGTCCCATGCATCGCCTTCGGTGTGCGACGGCGCGACGGTTCCTGTCTGGCTGCCGCTGCCCGTGTCGACGAGCGCATAGACGTGGCCGTTGCTCGAGACCTGGAGGCCGGGTGTGGCGGTGATCGTCTCGCCGGGAGCCCAGGGACTGACATTGGGGTCGGCCAGGTGGATTTCCTGCAGGCGCATCGTGCTGCCCGCGTGCGCGGGCGTGAAGACAGGGGCCGAGGCGCTGAGCGTCACCCGCGACCCGGGCGTGCTGCCCGTGGTGCCACGGCACATGAGCCGGCGTGTGTCGTCGGGGTTCTGCGGGGCGAAGGGTCCGCGATCCAGCGACAGGGGCTCAAGCGTCCAGGCATCGTGTCCGGTGCGCGTGAGCGTGTGAGGTGGATGCGCCGGATGGACGAGATAGAGCACGTCGGCAGACTGGGCATGCGCCAGCGTGTCGAGGTCTTCCTCGCGCCACGGTGTCGGGATCTCGAGGATCTTTGCGACCGTGCCCCCCGACGTCCAGGGCGGGAAACCGGTCGCATCGACGCCGGCCAGGTCAAAGCTGTCGGTGTCGGCATTGGTCACCACGAATGTGCGGTTGTTGAGTGCGCCCATGCCGCGGATTCCGGCGAGCAGGATCCTGTCCCCGTCGACAAGGCCATGCCCGAAGGCCGTCACGCGTGCGGGCGCGGCCTCAGCGATGTGCATGATGGGGCGCGGGAGCAGCGTCACCTGCGCGCCGTCCTTCCAGACGCGCATGAGGCGGTGCGAGAACTCGAGCATGTAGGCCTGCACTGTCGAAAACATGAAAGGGATGAGCCGGCTGCGCCGGTCAGGATCGCGGGTGCGACCGGCATAGCGCGTGCCGTGGCGGCGCATGAGGCCGCCCTCGGGGCGTACGATGAAGTTCGACACAAGCTCGGCGCCGCTTGCATATTTCTGCAGGTCAGAGCGGCCATAGAGACGCGGCGAAAGCTCGCCGCCGGCGAAGGAAAACTGGTTTGACGCAAAGCGCATGGCGAGTTCCTGGGTCAGGCGGGGACGAAACCCGGCTCGAACCTTGCGTCGAGCCAGGCGCTGCGGGGGGCGCGGGTGGTTGTTCCCTCGTCGGTATCGCGGGCGCGGGCGTGGGCCAGCTTCTCGCGGAAGAGCTGATGCAGGCTAGTTGCGCGGGCCGGGCTGTCGCTGAGCTGGACGGCGAGGTCGGCGGCCAGCCTGGTCACCAGCGCGTCGGTGAACAGGACATCGAATTGCGCCGGGCTGGTGATGCGTGCCGTGTAGGTGATGCGCAGGGGTGCGGGTGCGTCGGCAAGGATCGCGCGTCCCTCGATCTCCCAGTCCTCGTCGGCAACCTCATGCACCTTGCGCACCAGAAGGCAATCGAGGGGTAACGCAAAGGCCAGGCTGCGACCGAACAGCGGTGGCGCTGCCAGCGCGGGCAGGCTTGCCCTGCGGGTGGCGAAGTTCCAGTCGAAGCTTCGCAACACCGCATCGCGGGCATAGGGATAGCGGCGGGCACAGGCGCGCGCGGCCTGGCTGGGCTCGTCGAGCGAGACGATTTCGGCCCCGCGGCCCATTTCGGCAAGCGCGAGGTTGCAGATGGCGACTTCGGAATATTCTCCCAAGGCTGGCATGGCCTGGCTCCTTTAATTTGTTCGTGGATGTCGTGCCTCCCGGCCCGCGGAGGGGCCGGGAGGCGTGGCTGGGCGCGGTCAGGACTGCGCGAAATAGAGGTCGACGACGAGCGTGCCGGTCGCCGGCAGGGCGGCGGCGCTGATGGACAGCAGCACCGTCTCGTCGAGTGCGAGCTTGGCTGACTGTGCCGCGACACGTCCGAAATTCACGGGCACGTCTGGTTGCGTGTGCACGGCTGCAGCGCGGTACTTGGCCGGGTTTGTGGCGCTTCCGATGGCAACCTGCGCGGCGCCAAGCGAAACATCGGCCGTCATCGTGCCACAGAGAAACGTCTCGCCGGCCGTGGGCATCGCCAGGACGACCGTGTCGGCCGTCGTCTGGCCTGCCAGCGTGATGCGTTCGCGGTAGACGCGGACGCGGCCACCCTGGACACTGCCATCGACAAGGCCGGGGGGCGTGGCGCCAAGAGGCGCGGTGTTTGTTCCAAAAAACCTAGGCATAGGATTTCTTTCCTTTACTTGGGGATCACTCGATGCAGGCAATCTCGACGACGCCGGTTTCCTGCATGCGGGTTGCACCGGCGGACATCGAGTAGAAGACCTGGGTCGCGTAGTTCTTGTCGGGGCGCTCGGTGATGCGGGCGGAGGGTTCGGCCCCCATTCCCAGCACGACCTGGTCGCGCTGCCAGGCGAGGCAGGCGCGTTCGTTGCCTGTGATGAAGGGCATGATCTTCGTGCCATCGATGCGCATGCCGTCGACGCGCAGGAAGCGGAAGCCGAGGAAGGTCTCGAGCTCGCCCTGCACGAGCGCGCGCACCGTGTTGAAGTCGGCCGAGGTCACCAGCGTCGAGCCGAGAAGGTCTTCGAGCTGGCGCGAGGTCACGGCGATGAAGCGCTCCTCGCCGTCGATATCGGCGGTGTCGAGCGCGCGCTTGGCCGACATGAGCTTGCCGACCGTGAGGCCGGTTCCGCCCGCCGGCACTTTCTGCGCGCCGGGCAGCGCGACCGGCGTTGCGCCATTTTCGCCGGTGAAGGCAGTGCCGCGGATGGCGTCGACGATGATCTCGTCAAGCGCCCTGCCCATCGCATTGGCTGCACTGCGGGCATAGGTCGAGGTGGGGTCGATGAGCATGCGCAACCGGTCCTCGCGATCGATCAGGTCGGCCCAGTCGAAGTCCTCGATGGCGCAGCGCCGGCGCGCATGGGGCGTGTCCATGCGCGGGGTGTCGGCGTGGCGCGATGAACGCCGTCGGGCGGCGGTGGCACCGATCTGGTCGAAGAAGGCCTGCTTGCCCGTGACGTGCTCGAGCCTGACGGCATCGCGCAGCTTCGAGCCTTTCTGCTGGGCCAGCATGGTGACATTGGCCGCGTATTGGCCAACGAAGGCGGTGGTAATCTGTGTCGACATAAGAATGTCTCCGCAATTGTCTGTTTCTGTTGTGGTTTTGCTTGGACACGGGGTGCCCCGCCCATTCGGGTGGTGGCCCACGGGTCCTGGATGTGGTTTCGCAACATCCGGTGCGGTCTGGCGTGCAAGCCTGAGGCGGTTGGCGACGGTGCTCTGACGGGGTGGCCGGTGACGAAGCTGCGGCCCTTGAAAGGGCGTCCGCATGCGGCTGTTTTGCTACCGTACGGTTTCCTTGCGTCGGTGATGCAATACCTGTAGGGTGCCAATCGTGACGGCTGCACAATTTGAAGTGCGGACCGGGAATGCCTGGACACTTGCGCTCAGCGGCATGGTGGCTGCGCAGATCATGGTCCCAGTTCAGGCGATAGCCATTGTACGACTGGTTCACACGGCAAGGGCATGTCGCCTTGGCCTAACGCATACATCAGGAAGACCTGTCCATGGCCTCGCTTACCGGAACTGTTAAATTCTACAACGACACCAAAGGCTTCGGCTTCATCACGCCGGATGGCGGCGGCAAGGACGTGTTCGTCCATGCGACCGCTCTCGAAAAGGCCGGCATTCGCGGCCTGCGCGATGGCCAGCGCGTCAGCTTCGACACCGAAGCCGATACGCGCGGACCCAAGGCAGTGAACCTTCGCCTGGCCTGACGCCTGGTTGTTCATTCGGGTTTTCGGGGCGGTGGCCGGACATCTTGTTCTGGCACCGCCCCGTTTTTTTCAGGAGTGCGATTTCAATGAAGAAAGACGGGACAAAAAAAGACAGGGACAAGTCCCGCGACAAGGACACTTCTGGCGAACCGCCGAAGGTGCCCGTGATCCATGACTTGAGCAGCCGCATTCCCGGCATGTCGGATGCCGAACTCAACGCGTTCCTCGCCAATGCGCGACGCCTGCAGGCGTCGGGCTCGGCGGTCCAGAAGAAATCTGCCGATGCCCTGCTGCCGCTGATCGAGGCAGAGGCTGCAAAGCGCGCCGCCGACAAGGAAGAAGCCCGCAAGGCCCGCCTGACCAAGCGCAAGAAGGGCTCGGGCAATGACGTTCCGCCGGACGCGTCCACGCCTGCCGGCTAGACCGGCACCACGCTAGCGGCTGGCCTGGCTCAGGGCCCGCTCGAACATCGCATTGACCTCGGCGACAAGGTCGAAGTGATCGGGATGCTCGCGCTTGAGATAACCCGGTTTCTGCATCAGCTCGCGCGCCTTGCGCATCGCGTCGGCGGGCGCGAGGCCTGACCCTCGCCCGGGACTGTTTCCCTTCAGCGTGTCCTCGCCCAGCAGGGCGCCTGCCCGCTCGAAGGCCCGGATCAGCTGAGGGTTGTTTCCCAGACCGCTTTCGTTGAGCAGGCTGACGAGTTCCTCCCCGCCGAAATACCGCGCTGCGCGCGCGGCCTGTGTCAGCTTTACCGTGTAGTCAGGACCCCATTCGGCCCTGAGGGCCTCGCTGGCGCGCGCTTCGTCCTGCTGGCGCTGGCGTCCGGCTGCGGCAAAGGCCTCGACCTGGTGGCTCGCATAGAAATCCATGAGACCCTGCAGCTGGTGCGGCGTAAGCCCGAGGCCCTGGGCAATGGGCAGCGCCGCCTTCTCGAAGCCCTCGTCCCAGGGGATGCCTTCGGGCAGGTCGGGACGCTTGAGGGCATAGGGCTGAGGCGTATCCGGGTTGGCGGGCGCGGGGTTGGCGGGCGCGGGGCTGGCGGGCGGCGGTGCGGCGCTGTCGGCTGCGGGCATGATGGCGGGTTCAGTCATGTTCGTTCTGCGTGTCGGTGATGGATACAAAGTCTTCGGGCTGGATCGCGGCGAGGCGGGCGACATGCAGCCAGACGCGGCGCTTGCCCTCTTCCACGCCGCGGTCGAATTCGCGGGCGCCGGCGATGGGGGCTGCAGCGTTGCAGAAGACGGCAAGGTCGCGCAGGAAAAGGGGATGCGCCTCACAGGCGGCGCGGTACGCGGCCGCGACGCGCGGGGCACGCGAGGTTCCCCAGAGCAGGGACAGTATTTCAGGCAATGATTTCATTGTTTTCTCGTTTGGTTGTGGCACGCCTTGCATTGCGGGCGCGCGTGGCGCCCCTTAAGAAGCGGGCCATTCGTTTCAGCAAGGCTTGAGGTTCATGGTTCAGCGCATTTCTTCCGGTTCTCCCTTCGAGCGTGACATGGCGTATTCGCGGGCCGTCGTTGACGGCGACTGGATCTTCGTGTCGGGCACGACCGGGTTCGACTATGCGACGATGACGATCTCGGACGACGTGGCTGTGCAGGCCGAGCAGTGCTTCGTGAACATCGCCCACGCGCTGGCGCAGGCGGGGGCCTCACTGAAGAATGTCGTGCGCGTGCACTACATCCTGCCTGTCGCCGCCGACTTTCCGGCGTGCTGGCCGGCGATGCGAAAGCACCTGGGCGATGTGCGTCCGGCGGCCACGATGTTCAGCGCCGGCCTTGCCGACCCGCGCATGAAGATCGAGATCGAGGTGACCGCGCGGCGCGGGAACTAGGTTCCCGGCACAGCCGACCCTGCACGCAGGGCGCGGACCTGGTCGATGCCGCGCATGATGCGTGCGGGAACGGCCCAGCCGCGACCCATGACCTGTACCGCTTCATCGTGGTCGATGTTGAAGGCGACGGCGGGGTCGAGCGCGGCCACGGGGGCGATGCTGTCATAGAGGCGGCCTACGGCCTGGGCCTCGGCCGCCATCTGGGCGCGCGCCAGGGGCGAGACATATTCGATCCGCAGGTCCTGTCCCCTGATCTCAGGCCGGGGTGCGGGCAACATGCCGGCGCGCATCAGCATGCCGAAGCGCCGGCGGATCAGGGGCGAGAGGAACTCGCTCTGGATCCGGCCCAGGTTGGGGCCAAGCAGGCGCAGCTTCTCCTCGTGGCGGGCAATGAATTCGGTGGCGGTCATGTTCGGGCTTGCCATGACCTGCATGAGCGAGAGCTGGAAGGCGTCGCGCACGGCCTGGCGGCGCTGCTCGATCAGGTCGAGCGCCATCGAGGGGTTGGCGCCGGTATAGATCGGCTTGATGCGCAGGCTGCCGTCGTGGTCGAGCGCGCCATACGATATGCCGCCTGGCCTTACATGCGCGCCGCGGGCAAGCCCCTTGTCGGGTACGGCCATCGGGGGGTCGGCCATCAGCTCGGCCGCGCGCAGCAGGGTTTCTTCCATGCGCACGAGCAGGCGCATGTCGGGCAGGACCTGGTCGCCGATGCCCCGGCCATAGGGCTCGCCTGCGCCTTGCGTCCAGCGCGGCACATGGTAGGGCATCTCGAAATAGCCGTCGCGCGCGACGAGGGTTGCCCCCTCTTCCTCGACATGGACCGAGGCGAAGGGACGTGGCGCATCAGGCGTGGCATCGGGAAAGACGGCGTGCAGGAAGGTTGCGCGCTCGCGCGATCCGGCGAGGGCCGCCTTGCGCGTGCGCGCCGAAACCGCGTCGCCGAACAGTTCCACCGCCTGCGCCGGCTCGAGGGTGAAGCGACGGAAGACGGTGTCGACCTCGCCGTACGCGTTCTCGGCGATGTAGCACTCGGCGAGCGGGCGGACCGCATCGTTGAAGCGGCCGGTGCGGCCGATCTCCTCGGAATAGAAGATGGCCGTGCCAAAGCAGGCGAGATCGGCAAAGAGTTCGGGCAGGACGGCGTAGAAGCGCGAGGACTGGGGCCCGAACGATGCCAGAAGCCTTGTCTCGGCATCCCAGAGCCAGTCGCGCACGGGATCGAAGGCGTTCAGTTCCTCGTCGGCAAGCCTGAGGGCGAACCAGCGGCTGGCCGGGTTCGTCATCATGCCGTAAATGCCGGCGGCGAAGCCTTCAACGGCGAGCCTTGCGGTGGAATCAAGCAGCAGCACAGATCGCCGGGCTGAACCTTGCGCGTCGATGAGGCCCTGCAGGTGCTGCGGGCGCATGTAGGCCGCGATTTCGCGCCACTGGCGTTCGGTGGCGGCGCGCTCGGCCTTCAGCCTGTTGCACTGCGAAACAAGTTGTTGCGGGGACAATGATTTCATCGGTTGTTCGGTCATATTTGGGTCATATTCCTGAGATTGCGTCGGACCGTGAGGCCATGAGGACAAGGGGACATGAGCGATAGCCACGAGCCATCAGCCCTGGCACCGGCAGGCGATCCGCACGCGGCGGACAAGGCAGCGCTGTGGTGGCTTGCGCGCTGGATCGGACTGCCCCTGCTGGCGGTGATCGGGATCTATCAGGCTGAACCGCTGATCCGGGGCTGGGGCGATGCGGAATTTGTTCCTGTTGTCACGCAGCAGGAGGTGCAGGCCTATCCCTTCGACGGGAACGCGCAGGGCCCATCGCTGGCGCCGCCCGACATTCCGCCACTTGCGCCCCTGCCCTTTCCCGCGCTGCCCGGTGCAGCGGCACCGGCGCCGGCTGCAACGCCAGCCGAAATTGTCGCCCGTCCGCTCGAGCAACCCCGGCCGCGCTATCCGCAACGGGCGCTGGAGCGCGAGAAGGAAGGCGTCGTGCGCGTGCGTCTGACCATCGCGCCTGATGGCACGGTGAGCGAAGCTGTCGTGGTTGCATCGCAACCCGCGGGGCTCTTCGATCAAGCAGCGCTCGATGCCGTGCGGCGCTGGCGCTACCAGGCGCCGGGGCGTCCGCTCGTCACCGAGGCGGTGATCGAGTTCAAGCTCGACTGAGCTTGCTCAGCCACCCAGCAGCGTCTTGTGCAGGTAGGGATTGGCCATCGATTGCGGTGTCACCGCAAAGGGCGAGATGTACTGTCCCTGCCGGCGTATCAGGCGGCGGCGTTCCCGCAACTCTTCCTCCTGGCGGGTTTCAGGACGCGGTGGTGGTGGCGGCGGCGGCGGCATCTTGGGCGATTTGAACAGGCACATGATCGTTCAGTCTCCAGGCATATTGGATGAAGGTGGCGCCGTTGGCGCCGAACTGGGGGACAAGGCATTCGCGCGCGAAGCCCAGCCGCTCGAGAAAGCGGATGGCGTCGGCGTGGCCTTCGAGGGTCCGGCACTCGGCCCTGAGGAAGCCGCGTGCGAGCAGGAATGGCCTTGCGGTCACGTGTCCCCACCGGAACACGCGCCGCGCCACTGCGGGCCACCTGTCGGTGGCCATCAGCGAGACGGCAAGCGTTGCGGGCGTGAGCGCATGGAAGGCAATGAGGGCCTGCGGGCCTTGCGTGTCGTGGAAGGCGCGGGCGAGGATGGCCGGCTGGAGGAAGGCCTCGATGGCATCCGCCGGTGAGCACCCGTAGCAGGCGAGTTCTTCCTGGTCGCGGCCTCGCAGGTGGTTGCAGACGGCCTCGACGTCGGCGCGGTTCATCATTGATCTGGCTTTCTTCCTTGCGTTTGACTGGTCCTTCGGTCGGCGGCGTGATGGCGGTCACAGGTTTTTCGGTCCGTCGGTGCGGCGGGTTCTGTTTCATCTGCGGTTCATCCAGCGGGCACCATGTTGCGCCCCACATCCGGACCCGAGGTGGGCCGGAGCCAACACGGAGGAGACCGATCCATGAAGACCATGCTGATGACTGCTGCTGCTGCCACCCTTGCTTCGAGCCTTGCCCTTTCGACGCCGGCGCTGGCGTTTGGCTGGGACCTGCTGGGCACGCTGAACGTGCGCGAGCGCGTCGATGTCGACACGATCACGCTGCCGGGCAACCGAAAATTCGATCGCATCAAGGTTTGCGCCTACCAGGCGCCGGTGCGTATCATCGACATCGACGTGCACTATGAGAACGGTGGCCACCAGGACATCAGCACGCGCTGGGAAATCCGGCCCGGTGACTGCACGCGCAACATCGACCTCAACGGCAACAACAGGAACATCCGTGCCATCGTCCTCAAGTACGAAGAGAACTCGTGGCGCCTCGGCACGGCGACCGTCCGCGTCTTCGGCAACTAA